TTGACAATGCTTGACTTATCCTATATGATCCCAGAAGAAAGCGAGGAAAGTATGATTATAAAATACAATAACAAAGACTACACAATACCAACACCATTCGACAAATGTTTCTTTGGTGCTGAACCTACAAGAGAACTAACAATACATAATAGGTTTAGTGATGAAACATTTCAGCAGTCGTGTAAGTTGCCAAGCTTTGCAGTTGCTATCTATGATACGATCATAGGTGCAGAGGCAAGTGAAGATTATAAACTTATGCAAAAGGGAATTACTTGGTTCCAAAAGAATTTCCCTAATCAATACTATACATTATTAGATTAACTCCTTAACACATACCGAGTCGCTTCGCGACTCGGTCCACCCAGCTAGTAGCTTGGTACTTATTTATTATATTAATAGAGGTACCAGACCGATTCCGAAAAAAGTAAATTAGTTATTTAGTAAAACCCTTTTATATAAAAGGGGTCCCACAACTCTGGGTTGAATTGCTTGATTTAGATAGTTAATGATGGTAAAAAACGTTTTGGTACCATAAGAGTTCTTATGCAAAATATTATAAAAAAAATTTTAAAAGAAAAAGATATAGATAATTTAGACCCTGAAACTAGACGTGAACTAAAAAGATATTTAGTGCAGCTAGATCAAAAACAAAAGCATACTAAAATACAAACTGACTTTATGTCTTTTGTAAAACATATGTGGCCTGATTTTATTGAGGGTGAACATCACAGAGTTATTGCAGAAAAATTTAATAGATTACGAAATGGTGATCTTAAAAGATTAATTGTAAATATGCCACCAAGGCATACTAAATCTGAGTTTGCATCTTTTTTATTACCTGCTTGGATGATAGGTGATAATCCAAAATTAAAAATTATTCAAGCAACCCACACAGCTGAACTTGCTGTAAGGTTTGGTCGTAAGGCAAAACATTTAATGGATAGTGATGAGTACAAACAAGTGTTTGACACTAGACTTATGGAAGACAGTAAAGCTGCTGGTCGCTGGGAAACAGCACAAGGCGGCGAGTACTTTGCAGTTGGTGTTGAAGGTGCGGTAACAGGAAGAGGTGCAGACCTACTCATCATTGACGATCCACACTCTGAGCAAGATGCTATGAACGATAAAGCTCTGCAACGAGCTTACGAATGGTATACATCAGGACCAAGACAACGTCTTCAACCCAATGGCGTAATCGTTTTGGTTATGACTCGATGGAATACAAAAGATTTAACCGGGCTTTTACAAGCTGCACAAAAAGAACCTAAGGCGGACCAGTGGGAAGTTGTAGAATTCCCCGCAATCCTACCAAGTGGTAAACCTGTTTGGCCGGAATACTGGGAGATAGAACAATTACTTTCAGTTAAAGCTTCTGTCGCGCTTCCGAAATGGAATGCACAGTACATGCAGAATCCAACTTCTGAAGAAGGAGCAATTTTAAAAAGAGAGTGGTGGAAAAAATGGCCCGAAGATCAAGGCATTCCCCACTGTGATCATGTCATTCAAAGTTATGATACAGCTTATTTAAAAAAAGAAACTGCAGATTTTTCAGCTATTACTACTTGGGGTGTTTTTAGGCCAAGTGAAGATGGTCCTCAGCAGTTAATTTTGCTCGATGCAATAAAAGATAGGTACGAGTTTCCAGAATTAAGACGCGAGGCACTAAAATTATATAAATATTGGAAACCTGAGACTGTTTTAATAGAGGCAAAAGCCAGTGGTCTTCCTTTAACATACGAATTAAGGAATATGGGCATACCAGTTATCAATTTTACCCCTTCAAGAGGTAATGATAAACACGCTAGAGTTAACTCTGTAGCCCCAATGTTTCAAGGAGGTCAAATTTGGGCCCCTACTCATTTGCAATTTGCTCAAGAAGTCATTGAAGAATGCGCTGCTTTTCCATATGGAGACAATGACGACTTAGTTGATAGCACAACCCAAGCCGTGATGAGGTTTAGACAAGGAGGGTTCTTAACCCACCCAGAAGATTATAAAGACAAACCGGCTCCTCATGTGCTAAAAGAATACTACTGATGAAAACTTTAATTGATATATATAAAAATTTAGCAAAATTAGGAATTAAGCCTAAAGATATTATAGGCATTGGTGGAAATATTGAAAAATTTGGTAAATCTTTGTTCAATCATCCCATTGGAACAGATATGTTAAAATGGATTAGAACTAATTCGAAGCTGCCTAACAAAGTTATAGAGCAAATTAAAATTCATGCGCGAAGTTTAAAAAATGCGAACGATGGAGACCTGGTTGTCTTTAATGAAAATATAAAAAGAATTATAAATGCTAAAGAACCACCAAGTGCAGAGATAGTCAAGTTGCCAGTTTCTAGAATCAAGCGACCAGAGACAAAACTTGATGAGTCAGATCTACCACCTCCAGGAAGTCGTGGGGGTGAAGACGATATTGCAGCACCATTTCAAGATGCTGAGACAACAATGGCAAATATAGAAAAACAAATGTCTAAAATTAAGAATACTTCAAGCAAATTAGACGACGCAATTAAGGAATACGAAAATATTTATAAACCTAAAGGTGCAGAAGTCGATAAATGGATGAAAGCTGTTGCTGATAAGGAAAAACAAATGAATTTTCAGACTTCTGACGTTAAAAATATTGATGTTGCGAAAATATTGTTCAATGAAACTAATAAATTCGCTCCAGCTAAGGGAGAAGCAAGACTTATTTTAAATCAGATGGAAAAAGAAGGTTTAATTAGCGGAGTTGTAGATAAATTAAACAAAGGAGCGGATCCTTTGTTAATGTTCCAAAATACTTTTGGAAATAAGGCTCTACTTAACCTTCCAAATCAAGGATCGGTGCAATCTGCAGAATATTATGGTAAATTTTTAAAAAATGCTAAGGATGCTAAAGGATTAAGAGTTAATGATCCAGATTTTAACAGAGAAACACTCGATCTAACTAAATTAAATTTAGATGACATAGATATGGTACCTCCTTTTGCAAAAGGTGGTATTGCTGACCATTTTAGGAGCAGATAATGTATACTAATTGGTTACAAAGAAAAAATAAGCCAAATTTAAAAGAACGTTTTGATTTAGCAGACGGTGGTCGTTTACCATTTAAAGAAAACCCTCAGAAAAATTTTTTTATGGGAGGAGAAGACGCTTCTAAAAAAGGAGCAGAGATATCGGCAGCTAAAAGAAAGATAAATGTAACTACAGTAAGTGATTCACTTGCTAAAAAAATTAAACAGACAAAATTAAAAGGAATGGGTGTAGTTTTGGAAACCACTAGTGGAGGTGGTAAAGTAATTAGGGTTAGGGTGACTAATAGTGCATTAGATAAGTTTAAAATAGATAGTTTGCCTGCAACAGAAGAAAATTTGAAAAAAATTCAAAATCATTTAGAAAATGTAAAAAATACGGATGTTTATAAAGATAATATTAAACCACCTAAAAGCGATAAAGAAAAACTAAAATCTAAAAAAACTTCTTACTATGTAATGAAGGGATCCGACCCTGAATGGGTTTATAAAGAAATTCAGAAGCTTAAAACAAAAATGTTACCAGGCGACAGTTCTTCTCAAAAAGTTATTCACCATATGGCGGATAAAACAGAGCTTCAAACATTAAATAAGTTAGCCTTAATTGATAAAGAGATTAATAATTTAGATTCGATGAAGAAAGCAGAAGATACTATTGTTAGATTAAAAAAAATAAGAAATTGGGCTTTAGCAAGACCAAGTACAACTTTTAATAATAGAATTTTAGAAGCAATCAACGCCAGATTAAAAAGAATTGTAAAAAATGATTTAGTAAAAACAGAGGCTAAAGGATTAAAGTTTGTTGACATTGTAACTAGAGCTGAAGACGGAACTGTTACCACTAGAACTATTGGCGGAGATACATCTTTATCTATTGGTAAAAATACTAAATTAGGAGATATTGATTTTAAAGAATTAAAAAGAGGAAATTTAAATAGAACTCAAGTTATTAATTTAGCTATTAATGAATTAAAAGCTTTAGAACAAAAAGATATTTTAAAAATAGCTAAATCTCTAGATTGTCCTATTAAAAAAGCAGACGGCGGAAGAATTACTTATGCATCTAGTGTAGATATGATTGGATGTATTTCCAATAAACTTAATAAAAATCCAGAAACTTTTTTAAAAAGAGTTAAAAATTTACCCATGGCTTCACTTAAACTTATAGATCAAGCTTTAACTCCTTTACTAACTCCTGTTGCTACAGTGGTGTTACAGGGAGCAAGTTTTGATGTAAAAAATCCAGCTAATTATTTATCCCCTATTTTTTGGGAAAGTGTAATTAAAAGATACGGAGCAACAACAACATTAAAAATGATTACACAGGTACCTGGTTGGAAAAATAAATTAAAAATTTTAGGTGATGTAGTTATTAGAGCAGGAATGCCTGTAGCAATGGTTAATACTTTGTCGAGAGCATCGGTGCCAGCTGCGGCTATTACAGGAGCGTATCAAATTTTTGATAAATCCCAACCAAATCTTTTACGTGATGACAAAGGAGATCCTTTAGTGGAGCCGGATAAGGCACCTTTCTTATTAAGCGAAATGTTTAAGTATCATGATAAAAAATTCTTACCAGCTGACGTATATAAAAAAGAACATGGAGATTCTGAGCCCGATCTTCCTGATGTGTTTAAAGAACGGATCGAATGAAAAACCCAACATTAGTTAAAAACATGAAGAATGTTAAATGGAAAGCAATTCCTCCTTTAAGAGGACCAGACCCGAAAGGGTTGATTAATAAGCCAAAACAAGATAAACCAGAAAGATTGGAGAAAACAAATGGCAGATATAGACAAAACCTTACCTAACGTAAGGCAAACTACTACAATTCCCGGACCACAACAAGAAGCAGAAATAGTTTCTCAAATGCAGGACACTGTTCCTACTCATCAAGATACGGAAATTACAGAAAACGAAGATGGAAGTGTAGATGTTAATTTTGAGCCAGGTGCTGTTGCACCTGAACAAGGATCAAATCATTACCAGAATTTAGCCGAACTTTTACCTGATTCAATTTTAGAACCTCTTGGATCCGAATTGATGGGTAACTATACAGATTATAGAGAATCCAGAAGAGAATGGGAAAGATCTTATGCAAAAGGTTTAGATCTTTTAGGATTTCAATTTGAACAAAGAACACAACCATTCCAAGGAGCTTCAGGTGCAACACACCCAGTTTTAGCTGAAGCAGTTACACAGTTTCAAGCGCAAGCTTATAAAGAATTACTTCCTGCGAATGGTCCAATTAGAACTCAAATTTTAGGAATGGCTACTCCTCAAAAGCAGGACCAAGCAACAAGAGTAAAAGATTTTATGAACTACCAACTTATGGATGTCATGAAAGAGTATGAACCTGAATTTGATCAAATGTTATTCTATTTGCCATTAGCGGGTTCAACATTTAAAAAAGTTTATTATGACGATTTAATGGGACGAGCTGTATCAAAGTTTGTTCCGG